ACTACGTCACAGATGATTACAGCCCTAAAGGAAGCTAGAAAAAATAGAACGTGGATGGGGAAAACAATTGACCAAAAGAAAACTCTAGACTTCCAAATACAAAAACAATTCCGAGATCATTCTACTTCTCAATCGGGTTCAGGAAGTATGGGCTTAGAGACTAACGTTGACGCTCAAACAGATATCCAAAACGCTTTAAGTAAAGGAACAGGCGTTAATGAATTTGGGGGTGTAAGTAAAGACACATTATCAGATGTCCAAAGTATCAGCCAAGCTACTCAAGGTATAACAGATAAAAGTTTTAGTACAGTAAGCGTTCAAAGTCCGGGAAATGATAGCAATAATGATGGCGGCAGTGGTAGTGGCAGTGGTTCTCAAGGTAGTGGTTCAGATAGTGGTCCGGGAGGTGGTGTAGGTGGAGATTCTACTGGAGGTTATACTGCCAAAGGTGGCTTTATCGGTAAAAAGAACTTTGCACTTGGTGGCAGAGGAGATGCCGAACCTGCAGGTTTTATAGGAGGTACTCCTGAACAATTTGACGACCAAACAACTATTGCGGATGACATCCCACTCAAAGTACAAGATGGTACGTTTGTAATTAACGCTCCTGCAGTAGAATATGCGGGATCATCAGATATACAAAAGATGTTAACTGAAGGTTACCAAAAGGCAATGACCAGAGACGTAGGAAATGGCTATTCTATAAAGACAGGTAAAATACCAAATAGGGAAGAGCTAGATATCCAAATATCTCGTGGCGAAGTAGTAGTTCCACCTCATGTAGCAACAGTCATAGGCTACGATAGATTAGAAAAAATCAATAACAGAGGTAAGCGTGAAGTAGAACGCAGACAACAGAAAGCTGGTGATCAAGAAAAAGTACGAGCTGGTCAAGGCTTTGCTGCAGGGGGTGGAGAGCAAGGACTTTTATTTCGCAGACCTAATCTTAAGTTAACTTCTCCTAACATAGATAAATACCAAGACTCTTTTGTGTCGGGAATATCTGATAAGCCTGTAGAAATGGGGCTTAACGATCAAACATTTTTTGGTGATTTTACATTTAGGGATATAAAAAAAGCAATTAAAAAAACAGAAATACAAGGGTTTGAAAAAAACCCATATATATTTACGGGTGTAAAACCTAAAAAAGGTAAAAGTAGTTCTGCGTTTGGTCCTATGCAAATAACAACAAGTTTAATAGAAGATTTTAAAAAAAGAAGCCCTAATTACAAAACACTAAATAAAGAAGAAAAAAATTATTTAGAGTCTTTATCTTTACAAGGCACAGATAAAATAAACAAAGAACTTTATGGAGTTGTTTTAAGAGGTGCTAAATCAAATCGAGTAGAATACAAACCTTCAAAATTTTATGGTAAAAAAGAAAAAAATTTAAAACCATATGGGGTAGGTGTTATTGACCCTAAGCAACATAAAAAATATTATGAAAAAATTGCAGATGTAATACTTCTTCATAAACTTGGTGACCACACCGATATAAAAAAGGCACTTGCGTCTTATGGTGAAGGGTTAAATTATTCAGAAAAAGTTTACAATGATTTACTAGATTTTACCCAAATTAAAAGTCTAGATAAAAATTAGTCAGCTACCCAGTAATATTTATCTGGCCCTGACATCCGAAGCAGCTACCCACAGCCATGTGGCACTGCAACAAATGAGGTAAGAAAATGGCAAAACAAGTAAGAGGTGCGAGAGCAAACAAACCAAATGACTCCTTTGGAGTAGTAAACAATCCAGACCTTTACAGGAATAAATACCGTGATGAAGTGGATAGAGAAGACGATGACGATAACACTGAAGTACAAGCCCAAGACCCCACTGAACAGGTGGCTACTCAAGAGGAAAGTACAAGTTTTGCAGAAACAAAACAGACAGAAGAACACGACTACAAAAAGCGTTATGATGATTTAAAAAAGCATTATGATTCTAAACTTAATGAGTTTAAAAGTGAACGTGAACAAATGTCTAGTGAGATTCAAGCAATTAAAGACAATATGCACCAGTTACCTGTAGGTACTAATGCACCAAAAAGTGCAGAGGAGCTTCAGGAGTTTAAGGAAAAATACCCAGATGTTTTTGACGTAGTTGAAACTGTCTCTGGTATGAAAACTGAACAAACAGTTGCTAGTCTACGAGAAGAAATCCAAGTCGTTAAAGAAAGGGAAGCAACTCTTAAGAAAGAGAAAGCGTATGAAGAATTGATGCGTACACACCCTGATTTTGGTGAGTTAAAAACCAGTGATAAATTTACTGAATGGCTCGATGACCAGCCTACACAAATTAGTGATGGTATTTATAAAAACAATACTGATGCTAAGTGGGCAGGTAAAATCGTTTCCCTCTATAAAGCAGAGATGGGCATATCTACTAAAAAACCTTCTAAGTCCAACCAAAATGATGCGGCAGCAATGGTTACAAGAACTCAACCTAAAGAAGTTGCGACATCTAAGCAAAACGGAAAGATTTGGAAAATGTCTGAGATCGCCAAGATGAAATCGTGGGAGTTTGAAAAACTTGAAAAAGAAATAGACTTAGCACGATCAGAAGGGCGAATAATTCAATAATAAACCTCAAATAGAGGAAGGATACTATAATGGCTTTTACTACAAGTTCAGGGTATGGAAACTTACCGTCAGGTAACTTTTCACCCGAAATTTTTAGCCAAAAAGTTCTTAAGTTCTTCCGTAGAGCTTCGGTGGCAGAAGATATTACTAATACCGACTATACTGGCGAAATCGAGAACTTTGGCGATACTGTCAACATAATGAAAGAACCAACACTTACTGTTACTGCGTATCAGAGAGGTTCTGTCGTTAATCCTCAAGACTTAGCTGATGACCAAATAACATTGGTTGTTGACAAAGCAAATGCTTTTGCATTTAAAATAGACGACATCGAAGAAAGACATTCACATGTCAACTTTGAAGCGTTAGCAACTTCTTCAGGTGCTTATTCTTTAAAGAAAAAATTTGATGCTAACATTCTTCAGAACTTATCTGATGCAGCAGGCATTGGTGGATCAGCAGTATCAGGTACTACCCTGACAACTACTGATGCTACTAATCTTGGTACAGCTAATGCTCCTATCAACGTTGAGACAGACGATGCAGGTATTAATCTTATGCTTGCGATGGCTAGACTTCTTGACGATCAGTCTGTTCCTGAAGAAAACAGATGGTTTGTAGCACCTCCGATATTTTATCAGAAAGCTTTTCAAGCTGGAAATAAAATTGCTGAAGTTCAAGTAACTGGCGATGGCACTTCTCCTTTGAGAAATGGTCTTGCAATGATAGGTACTTTAGCAGGTTTTAGATGTTATAAATCTACAGCTTTAAATAGTACAGGTGGAATTGATCAAGTAACATTAACAGATGCGTCAGCTACTTTAGCTACCGATGCTTCTGAGAATGTTGTTCTTGCAGGTCACATCTCAGCTATGGCTACAGCGTCTCACATCGCTAAGACTGAAGTGGTACGTTCAACTGAATCATTCTCTGACGTTATTCGAGGATTGCATGTTTTTGGAAGAAAAGTTCTAAGACAAGAAGCAATTGTTCGTGGCGTTATAGATTTTGCATAGAAGGGACAATTAAATGGCTACTATTGATTTCACCATAACTGGTGGGGGAACTGTAGGTCACCCTGCTCACGCAATCAGACCTTACATCGTTCAGTCGAAAATATTCGATGCTGCCGATGAAAACTTAACAGCTAATGATATCATCAAAGTGATTGATCTTCCTGACAACTCCATCGTTCTTGGTGGTTGCTTGGATGTTCTTGAAGCTGGTGGTTCTAGTGTGACTTTTGATGTTGGAATTAGCACTGACATTGACGCTTTCTGTGATGGCGTTGATGGAAATGCTGATGCCATCTACAACTTTCACCCTACAGCTGCAGGTGTCAACACTGTTATAGCAACTGATGCTATCCAAGTTAAAATCTTGGGTGCAGATTCTGCTGTAGTACGTTTCAGAGTTATTGCTTTGATTGCCGATATCGGTGATCCAACTGCAATGGTTCAGACTGCTGCTGTTCAGACAGGTGTCTAACAATAACTAACTCAGGGGGGCAGGGCAACTTGCCCTCTTGACAATTACGGAGTAACAATGTCTGAAAAAGGTACAATGAAAGGTCACACCATTAAAGGTGGTCATAAACGCCCAACTAAGTCGGGTGCAGGTATGACAGCTAAAGGTGTAGCTAAGTACAAAAAGGACAATCCCGGATCAAAACTAAAGACAGCAGTAACAGGAAACCCTAAAGCTGGCAGTAAAGATGCCAAGCGTAGAAAGTCCTATTGTGCTAGAAGCTTGGGGCAGATGAAGAAGTTTCCTAAAGCTGCAAAAGACCCTAACAGTCGCTTAAGACAGGCTAGAAAAAGGTGGAAATGTTAAGACAATTAAATTTTATGTTATTTAAGTTTTTTAATAAGATAGGCAACAGTTTTTACAGACGTTATGTAACAAGCCTACACAAGTCACAAAGTAGAACTTAGTGGTTACAGTAGAACAATTCCTTAAGTGGAAGGTACTACCAAGATTTATGATGTTAGCAAGTACAATGATGTCATGGAGATGTGCTGAGTGGTTTATGGATTTAGATAACCCGACAGCAGCTCAATCAGCTTTTGTATCGGTGGTTATGGGCGTTATGACAGGTGTCTTTGGCATTTGGATGGGGCATGAGCATAAAGGAGAAGATAATGTTAGGAGCGTTAATAGGACCAATCGCAAATCTAGCTAGTTCATGGATGGACAGTAAGGTTGAGAAGGTTAAAGCCGATGGTCAAGCTAAAGTAGCCCAAGCTAGAGCTAAAGCAGTCGTGGCAGAAAAAGTAGCAACAGGTGAAGTCCAGTGGGAAAAGTCTATGGCTGATGCTACAGATAGTAGCTGGAAAGACGAATTTGCTTTAGTAGTTTTGTTAACTCCAGCTATACTGGTTTTTATACCTTCTCTTACTAGTTATGTACGTGAAGGATTTTTAGTTCTTAACACTCTTCCTGAGTGGTATCAGTATCTTTTGTTTATAGCTGTAAGTAGCTCGTTTGGAATTAAGGGTGTAGGACAAGCAATGAAATTAATGGGGAAAAAATAACATGGCTATGGACACGCACAAAACTAAATCTGGTAAGACAGCTAAAAAGGGCTTGTATTACAACATTAACCAGAAGAAGAAGGCTGGCACAAGTGCTACCAAGAAGAAATCTACAATCACTCCTAAAGCTTTTGCAAATATGAAAGCAGGATTCCCAAAGAAGAAAAAGAAAGTATAAATATGGCAGACAGGCATAAAAAGTATGTACAAGCTAGAAGAACTAGTAAGACTACAGGAAATCCTGTAGGAAAAGTATACACTAATTCTGTTAGAAAACCTGACTTAGAAAAATCTAAGCCTACTAAAGTATACGTAGATACAATGCCAAAACAAGAATTAGGTGCTGGGAATCAACAAAAACTCAAAGCATTTAAGCAGTTTGGACCTTTAGGACTTGAACAACAATACATTACAGGACAATCTCCTAATAAACGACATTCTTATCAATTTAATAAGACAGCTGCAACGCTAGATGTTCCTATTGGATCAGCAAACGTTCAATTGCACGGCTCAAAAAGTACGGATAGAGGTAAGCTTAGAACATCAGCCGACATGATAAGTAAGTACAAACAATTTGGTATTCCAGATGTTGAACAAAGGCAAACAGTAAAAGCTAGCACATTTGGAGGTAAATTAGTATTTCCTGTGGGTGCAGCAAAAGTTGCTTTGTTTGGAGATAAAACAATTACAAAAGGTGATCAAAGCTCAGAGTTTGGTAACTTTGAAAGCTCGTTTAAAGACATAGAAAAAAATGTAGGTGCAAACTTAGGATATAAATTAAGTGAGAACAGCAGAGTAGGCTTAGACATAAATAAAAAATGGTTTAACAAACAAAAAACTGGAAATAATATGGAGCTTGACTACAGCACTGAAATACTTGGGGGTCAATTACATGTAACTCTAGGTAAATATAAAAACGGTGAAATGAAAGAAAAAGCTGCAAGACTTACTTATGATATACCAACAGATAAATTTATGAGGTTTTTTAAATGAAATACAACCGTGATGAACTAGTCAAGATGATAGCTATCCACGAAGGGATAGTTCTTAACGTTTACCAAGACCATCTGGGAATAGACACGGTTGGAATAGGTAGGAACTTACAGGACAGAGGTATTACAGACGGTGAGTTGTCTTTCATAAACAAAACTATGGATGAAGTCTACGAGAATGGTTTAACCGAAGAAGAAGCCTACTACCTCTGCATGAATGACATAGCAATCGTAGAAAAAGAGTTATTAGCTAGCAAACCAATTGTAAATCAACTAAACGATGTAAGACAAATGGTACTTGTAGATATGGCATTTAATATGGGTGTTCCAAGATTAATGAAATTTAAAAACATGTGGTTAGCCATAGAAAAAGTTAACTACCAGTTAGCCAACGAAGAAATGATTGATTCGAGATGGGCAGGACAAGTAGGAAGCAGAGCGATGAAATTATCTTTAGCAATGAAAAATGGAGAGTGGGTATGACGATATTTGAGATGGTAGGTTTACCTAAAGAAGAAACGCCAATAAGAACCAAGTGTTGTGACACTTGTACGTGCTATGAGTGTACTCCTAGTGAATGTACTTGCGATTGCCATTGCGAATGTAAACCTGCAATAAAAGGCGATGATTGAATTTGTACTCATCTTTATGATGGGAGCAAAAATAATAGACCAAACACAAACTTTTCAAGACTTAAATAGATGTTTGTACTTCTCAGAAAGACTAAACAAACAACCATCTGTACCCCAAAAGGAAGGACCTAACTTACAAATAACAGCTTATTGCAAACCCATAAGGAAAAAGTAGATGGACCCAGTGACTATATCTCTTGCATTAGGCGTAGCAAGTAAAGCATTTGACGCAATTAAACAAGGATTTGCAGTTGGCAGAGACCTTGAACAAATGTCTGGCGATATTGGTCGTTGGATGGGAGCAGCAAGTGATGTTGACAACGCAGAGAAACAAGCAAAGAATCCCGGAGTGTTCGGTAAAGTTTTTGGTGGTGGAAGTATTGAAGCTACTGCACTCCAAGCTTACTCAGCCAAGAAGAAACTTGAGGAGCAAAGGTACGAACTCAAGATGTTTTTGAATCTTACACAAGGTCCGGGAGCTTATGATGAACTTCTCCAGATGGAAGGTCAGATAAGAAAAGAACGTCAAGAAACAATATATAAACAACAACAGTTAAGAAAAGAGATTGGTGAAGCTGTAACTTGGTTATTTGTAGCCCTAGTTATAGGAGGTTTTGCCTTTTTATTAGTAAGTGTCTGGTCAAGTAGAGCAAATGCAAAAGCGTATACATACCAACAAAAAATACATCAAGGCATAATAAAAGAACCGATGTACGTAACGTGTCGATTAAAAAAACAAAAAGTATACAAGGGAAAGATGGCTTGTATCTATGAAGGTGCTAATAAAACATATGAAATGGAATTTACAGATATCCCTGTAGGTTGCCCTAAACAATATAAGTGTGTACATAACCCTAATTCTAAAAAGCCAAATATAGACGATGTAATGAAAAGTCTAAGAGAGATTGCTAAATGAGTCCTTGCGTAGGTTTATGCAAATTAGACGAAAATAAAGTCTGTATTGGGTGTAATAGAACAATAGAACAAATTAAACAAGCTTTTAAGAGACTATCTAAATAAACTTCTTGCTATTTGTATAATTTATGTGTATAATTTAGGAAACAAGGAGTTTTTATGAAACAACTAGCAGCACAGGCATTAGCCTTCCAATATAAGCTACAATTAGAAAACGCCACATCATTAATTAACACAAACAACAGACCACTAGACGAGATAGACAAAGCATTAACCGACATGGTCTTAGCCAATCAAAAATTACAATTGTTAAATAAAATTATAGTGGATGCTAGTCCTAAAGAGATTGAAGAAACTTCCGAAAGCAAATAACACATGGCAAGTAACTATCTTACGTTAGTAAACAACGTACTAAGAGATATGAACGAAGTAGAGCTTACTAGCTCTAACTTTACTAGTTCTAGGGGTGTACAAACTACTGTAAAAGATTATATTAACCGATCTATAGCTGATATACTTAACGCTGAACTTAACTGGCCCTTCACTAGAGCAGAAGGAAAAGTTGATGCAATAGCAGGTAAGCAACTATATAGTTTTGCGTCAATAGCTTCTACTTTAAAGTACATAGACTACGACAACATATTTCTTATGCCTAAAGATTACATCACTAACGGTGATTTTGAGGTGGATGGTTCTGCAAGCATTGCAAATTGGACTGCTGTATCAGGTACTCCTGCTGCAAGTTCTAAGTTTGGTAATACTATGTTAGTTACTAACGCAGAAGCAACTCAAGCAGTTAGTGATTTAATTGTTGGAAGATCATATATTATATTAGTGCAAACTAGTGGTTCTACGTTAACAGCAGAAGTTGGTACTAGTTCAGGTGGTTCACAAACAAAATCAACTGACCTTACTATATCAAGTGGCAACGAAGTATTGTTATCTGAAATAAGTTTTACAGCTACGGCTACGACTCACTACGTTAGTTTTACAGAATCAGCAGGTGAGCCAGCGTATATTAAGATAGTTCAATTAGTAGAAGATGTAACTCCCATACCCCTTAAGTATTTATCTTACGAAGAATATAGTGAAAGATATAGGGAAAGAGATTCTAGACCCGACACAGATAAATTTGCCGATTCAGAATTTGTTTACACAACCTATAATGATGAGTTGGGTTTAACTCCTATCCCTGACACAAGTAACAGAACAATAAACTTTGACTATTACATAACACACACTGATCTATCTGCCTACAGCGACACATCAATAGTGCCTACTAGATTTGAATCAGTAATAAATGCCCGTGCAAAGTATTATACTTATATGTTTAGATCAGATGTACAGACAGCACAATACGCTCTTAAGGAATACGAAGATGGCGTTAAACGTATGAGAGTAGAATTAATAAACAGAAAAAATTACATGAGGGCTGTATAATTGGCTGACCTAAGTGAAACCGCTGCATTTCCTTTTGTCTGTGAAGGTGGGTTAGTCCTTAACCAATCCACTTTTATAATGAAACCGGGACAAGCTTTAGAGTTAGAAAACTTTGAGCCTGACATTGATGGTGGTTACAAAAGAATAAAAGGCTTTGCAAAGTACGTATCTGTAATTGTACCCTATACTTCCAATGCTGCTGAAGAGGTGCTTATGGTAGCATCTTTTGCTGATAAAGTTGTGGCAGCTAGAGGTACTAGCATATACCAAGCTACCCCTGCTGGATCATCTTGGACAAGTATTGATAGTGGAAGAACAGGAGCTACAAAATACAAATTTGAACGTTTTAACTTTGACGGTAATGATAAGTTAATAGTTGTAGACGGTACTAATGCACCCACCGTGTTTAACACATCGTTTAGTGCAACAGATGTAAGTGAAAGTGCAGTATCAGGCTCTAAATTTGTGACTGCATTTAAGAACCACATGTTCTACGCAGGTAAGTCAACAACTAAACAAGAAGTAATATTTAGTGTACCCTTTGATGAAAATGCTTTTAATGCTGGCTCAGGCGGGGGAAGCATAAAAGTTGATGACACAATTGTAGGACTTAAAGTTTTCCGTGACAATTTATTTATCTTTTGTGAGAACAGAATATTTAAACTTGGTGGTAGTTCGTCTAGTGACTTTGCTGTCGTTCCAGTTACAAGAAACATCGGGTGTATAAACGGTGACACAATTCAAGAATTTGCAGGGGACTTAATATTCTTAGGTCCTGATGGTTTGCGTACTATTGCTGGTACTGCAAGAATTGGTGACGTGGAGTTAGGAACTATAAGTCAGAACGTGCAATCTGTATTTGATTTAAACATAGCTGATTCATCTCAATTTGATTCAATAGTCATACCTGATAAGACACAATATAGAATATTTTTTACTAAAGATAATGTAGCCGAGAATGGTACTGTAGGCATTATATGTGTTATGAAGGGTCAAACTTTTGAATTTGCTAAATTAAAAGGGATTAGACCTACTTGTACTGATAGTTTTATAGATTCAGGAAATGTACTAGCACTACACGGTTCAAGCACAGGATACATTTATAGACAAGAACAAGGCAGTGATTTTGATGGTGTTGCAATAAATGGAAAGTATCGTAGTCCTGATCTTACTATGAATGATCCGGGAATACGTAAGCACATGCAGAAGGTTGTAGTCAACTACAAGCCCGAAGCAGCGATTGATGCAGATTTATTTATTAGATACGACTATGAAGCGTCAGATTCATCACGACCTGCAGCATACCCCCTAGACTCACTTGATGTTGTTGCTATATATGGTACAGCAGCATATGGAGTACCTACTTATGGAGGTCCTTCTCAGCCACTTGTTAGACAATCTGTAGAGGGTTCAGGATTTGCTGTAGCGTTAAGAGTTAACGATGGTGGTGCTACTGCCCCTTATTCAATAAAAGGATTTCAGCTAGAATACCAATTAGGAGCAAGACGTTAAATGGGAGCAACATATACAAGACAGTCTTCGTATACTGACGGTGATACAATCACTGCGGCACATACCAATGATGAGTTTAATCAACTATTAGCAGCATTTGCGGCAAGTACGGGCCATACTCACGATGGTACAGCCAATGAAGGTGGACCTATAACTAGTTTACTAGGGACATCAATTACTATAGGTAACGGAACTGCAGGTACAGACATAACAATTACATACGATGGCGAAAGCAATGACGGTGTAATGAAATGGATGGAAGACGAGGATTACTTTGAATTTAGTGATGACATACTTATTGCTACTACAGAGAAGTTACAATTCAGAGACACAGCAATATACATCAATTCCAGCGTTGATGGTCAGCTTGACATTGTTGCCGATACAGAAATCCAGATAGCCGCAACAACTATTGACATTAACGGTGCAGTAGATGTATCAGGTAATTTAGATGTGGGTGGTAATTTAACTGTAACAGGAACAACTACATTTAATGGTGGTACACTTACTTTAGGTGATGCTGCTAGTGACAATGTAGTCTTTGGTGCAGATGTTAACAGTTCTATTATTCCTAACACAGATAACACATACGACTTAGGTTCAGACAGTCAACAGTGGAGAAATCTGTATATTAACGGTACAATAGAAACAGATGCCCTTACAATAGCAGGTGTTACTCTATCTGAAACTATTGCTGATACTGTTGGTGCAATGGTTACATCTAATACTGAAACAGGTATTACAGTAGCCTATGACGATGCAGATAACACTTTAGATTTTACAGTAGGTACACTTAACCAAGATACAACAGGTAATGCTGCCACAGCAACAGCTTTAGAAACAGCTAGAACTATTGGTGGTACGAGTTTTGATGGAACAGCAAACATTGCAGTTGGTTTAGCAGCAACAGCTACAGCACTTGCAACAGCAAGAACAATTCATGGTGTATCATTTGATGGTACAGCTAACATTGACTTATCAGAAGTTGTTTCTGACACTGTTGGTGCTATGGTTAGCTCTAACACTGAAACAGGAATAACTGTAACATATCAAGATGCTGACAATACTATAGACTTTGAAATTGGTGCAGGTGCTATTGTTAACTCTATGTTAGCTGACGATGCAGTAGGTGCAGATGAACTAGCAGCAAGTGCCGTAGTAACAGCTTCTATTGTAGATGGTAATGTTACAACTGCAAAGATAGCCGCAGATGCAATAACAGGTGCGAAAATAGCTGATGATGCTATTGATTCAGAACACTACACAGACGGAAGTATTGATACTGCACACATATCAGCGGATGCTATAACAGAAGCTAAGATAGCTGACAATGCAGTAGAGAGTGAACATATAAATGACAATGTTATATCAGGACAAACAGAATTAGCATCTGGAATTGCAGATACGGATGAACTACTAATAAGTGATGCAGGAACAATAAAACGAGTAGATGCAAGTGTATTTAAAACATACATCGGTGCCGCAGACGATGCCACAGCATTAGCAATCGCACTAGGATAAGGAGAAGACATGGCTAACACATTTAAAGTTGTAAACTTTGCAGCTGAACCAGCATCAAGTGGTACACCTTACGTGATATACACTGCAGCAAGTAGTACAACAACAGTAGTACTAGGGTTGATACTTACTAACCTAAATACATCTCAAGTTACAACAACTGTAAGACTAGTGAGTGATACTGCAAATAGAGCAGTTACAAACAATACAGCAAACGGAACAAGCATACTAGTTAAAGATGCACCTATACCTGTAGGCTCATCACTAGAGATACTAACAGGAAGTAAGGTTGTACTAGAGACTACAGACCAACTTACAGTAGATTGTAGTGTGGCAGACATGCTTTCAGGCACGTTGAGTATAATGGAGATAACATAATATGGCATACATTGGTAACAGTGTACCTGCTAACTTTCAGAGTAGACCTGCCGTTGTAAGATTCAATGGAGATGCTTCTGATACTACCTTTGCTTTAGGCAGGGAAGTTAGTTCAGTACAAGATATAATGGTAAGTGTAGATGGTGTTGTTCAAGATACATCAAGTTACACAGTACCTGATGGTTCAACATTAACATTCTCAGCTGCTCCCTCAAGTGGAACTGCAAACATATTTGTATACTTCCTTGACTTAGCAGGTGGTAACATAACTCCTGCCGCAGAGTTTAAGGGTAACTTTAAGGGTGGTGGATTGTTTAGAACAAATGCTGCTAATCTTACAATAAGCACAACAATACTAGCCACAGAAAATGCACAGGTTACAGGACCATTTACAGTAGATGATTCAGTTACATTGACCATTAATGATGGTGGAAGGTTGGTGATATCATGAGTACATTAAAAGTAGATACATATTTAACTCGTGGTGGTGCATCAGAGATAGCTATTGATAAAATAAAGGGTGTAACTGCTGCAGGTTCAATGCTTGTGGTAGGAGAAGGTGGAACAAATACTACTAGTTTACAGCAAGGGTTGGTTAAGATGTGGTCAACTGTTGAAATGAATAATAGCAACAATATACCTGATAGTTTTAATTCTTCAGGAATCACTGACAATGGAAATGGCACACCTCAGTTTATTTTTATTAATAATATGGCAGCTGCAGGTTCTTATGTACTTGCAGGAGCAGGTCATGATGGTACTTTTGTTTGTCAACACGCTGCTTCAGGAGATTCTAGGACAACTCATCTGCTAACAAGTTCAGTTAAAACAAGGGCTAGAGGTCATGATGCAAGTGTTGTTGACGGACATCACATGGTTCTGATAACAGGAGACTTAGCATGAGTACAGTAATCCTAGACACAATCACAGGCAAGTCCACTGCAACAACCATAACCATTGGCTCAACACCTGTAGTTAGTGCAAGTGCAAACTCTATGACTATTAGAGGTGAGGGTTCAGCACAGACAAGTATTCAGCAAGGGTTGGCGAAGTGTTGGCATTTACATGACCATGCTGGAGGTGCAATATTAGATTCTTTTAACGTAACATCTTTCACAGACCAAGCAACTGGTCATTATAGAACTGTAATTGCATCAGATATGGCTAGTGCTAACTATGTTACAACAGGTAGTAATGTACAAGGAGACACAGAATATTTTAGTTGTTTAATATCTGATGGTGGTGTCAACACAGCAACAAACTGCGACTACAAAATTGTTAATATGGGTGGTTCAGTTAATGATAACGACATTATAAATGTTGTGATACATGGAGACCTCGCATAATGGCAAACGGAACAATAGCATTTGATACATTATCAACAAGTGACTCAGTAAATACTGGTACAACCAAATCTATAGATACAAGTTATATTTTTAATGGTGTTCCAAAGGCGTGGGGTAATTTCAATCAAGCGACTGCTAGAGATAGTTTTAATATTTCAAGTGCCACAGACCAAGCAACGGGTAATTATTTATATATTATTAATAATGACATGACCAATACAGATTATGCTGTGGTAACTCAAGGTGCTAGAAACGAAGATGCTGTTATAGGTGTAAGAGATACTGAAATGACAGCTGCACAATTTCAAGTATTAACACATAATTACAGTGCATCAGATGTTGATTCTGATTCTGTATTTTTTGGAGTATTAGGAGACCTCGCATGACAATAGAAACACCAGAATTTCAAGGCACACATCTTTGGGATAGGCTGTGTTGGGCAAAAGAAAAGCTAGAGCCACATAGAACAGAATACTGTGTTGTATGGGAAGACCCAGAGACACCTGATGAACCTGCAAAGGTTACACA